GGGCCTAGTACCAGGGCCCGAAATTGTACCACTGTAGGACTGTGAACCGCGAAAAGCGGTTCATCGTTACCGCCCTCAACGCATACATGTTACCGTATTGTTGAGGCGACGGGTATTTCAGCCTAGCAAGTAAAACTGCCGGGCTGTCTGTCTCGAGGTGTTTAGCCTCGAAGGAGTAGGCTTTGAAGGAATATCCCTCTAGTCCCGCTCTCAACTTCAATGGGCGGCATTCATCGAAATTTGAATGAATACAGCCCATCCCAGCCGACCGTTCACCTCTGACTCGTAAGAGTCTCGGGAGAACATTTATCGACTGAGAATGAACGGCCTCAAACCTTGCGTCACGTCCAAAACCGAGATTTCTTCGGTGAGCAAGATCAGAGATACCGTTTATGAAGTTAAATAACGTAAAAGCGTTAGACAGACCTTTCTTTAAAAAGAAAGGTTTAACGTCGAGACCTGCGAAGTAATACGCGCCACAAGATTCACGGAAATAACCATCGGAGAAACTTTTTCGAGGGTTAACCGTGAATCCCAAAAACGCGGAAAACGAGCAGAAAAGCGGAAATGCTTCGGAGGGGATAATAACATCATCCCCAAAGACTGACACCTTTGACAAGTCTCCGCCAACAGCTTCGGCGCAAGCCAGAGCTGCGGTATAGAATATCAAAGACTCAAGTTCAAACGTGAAGCCGTTGCCCATAGATGAAAATTTATGGAAAGACGCAACCTCGTTTTCCAAGCAATAACGACGACTCCGACACGAGTCCAGCAGAGCATACCACCGAGGAGGTAAAACCTCCATCAGCATACGATCGCTGATTGTGTCACTAGCAGCAGAAAAGTCGACCGTCGAAAGTTTAGAGTCAAGCGAACCTGACTTTGCACTTTGACGATTTTTCCCATCTGAATCTAGATCGAGTCCGTTTCGACGAAGTTTGCGACGGATAGACTTACCGACAGCTTTTTGAAACCAGATATTAATACCTGGCTCTATGGCTATCGTACGGTCCGTCTTAGCATTCTTCGGAACGGTAATGACTTTACTAGCCTCGACAATGTCCACCCACGCTATCTGTCCGTCCCGGTACCACAAGGGATAGGCAAACTGCAGTGAAGGGCCAACGAGCTGGTACAGTGTTCTTGTTATTGAGCGTTCCTCACGGAACTTCCTTACAACCGAAGTATCCCTACCAGTTATACTGGTAGAAGCACCTAGGCCAAAGGACCCACCTTCAAAGAGTTCCTCCGCATCAACATCGCC